ATCTCAGCGGCAAGGCCATAGGTAAGATGCTCTGGTGTATCAACCAGCAGGGTAGTCAAAGCCTTTTCTTGATACTCATCAAAGTCCATCTTCTAGTTCCTTTAAAAGTCTGTTCAGGTACCACTGTGCTTTCTTAAGATCTTCCAGAGGCTTCTTCTTGTACCTCCAACGATGGAGATACTTCTTCATGTTACCCTCAAGATAACCAACGTAGTTATCGAAGGGCATATTATCTTTGAGGTATTCGATACACTCGATTGTCCCATTGTTGTAATGGGAGGGGGACTCCACAGAATCCCCCTTATCTTTAACCTCTACTTCATCAGGGATGTAGTAGTTGATCATGCTTCGATTTCAAACTCCACTGACCGGGGCTTAACCTCAAGGTTCTCAGACGGAGGGAACGGATCGCTTTCAATTGCAGCAGCGAACTCATCAGTAGGCTTCTCGTAAGAGACAAGCTCGACAACCTTCAGAGTACCAAACTTCTTCTTCTTATTCTCTTCGTCCCAGTCAATCATCTTGCCAAGCTTGATGACCTTGCCATACTTCGGCGTATCATACGAACGCCAGTAAACAATGCACTCAGAGCCGTTACCGATTAGAGCCTTTGTACGCTTACCATTCTCATCAATGATAACCATCTCAGACTCAAAGCCCTTCAGGTCAACGACAGGATTACGCAGGGTAAGATACTTACCACCGTCATTGATCCGTTCCTTACCATCCTTGATCTTCTTATCAAGGCGAAGTTCGATAAGCTTCTTCTCAATCTCAGGAGTTACCGCAAGGTTAACTTCATAGTTCCCGAACTGCGAGGGTTCTTGAACATGGGCGAAGTAAACCTTGGTGCGGAACTCACCAGTAACAGTCTTCGATGCAGTAGCCATTGTGTCTTTCCTCAGTTGATCGTAATCATATATTATCATGTCGTAGTAGATTGTCAATGGGTTTCTGCCCAATTGTTCCCAACCTTGTATTCGCCGTCGAGAGGACAGTTCATCTTGAAGTATGAACCAGCATCTCTGATAGCCTGTACTTGCAGCTTACCAAGATCTTCTGCTCTTGTTTCTTCCACCTCCGTTTGCCATTCATCGTGGACCCAGACAACCTGTTTGAAATTGATCTTCTCCTTCTTTGCTCTGTTATACCAGAAGACATTAGCCAGTCGCATGATGACAGTCTCACCGCCTTGGAGGTAGACAGAGAGAGACTTATGCTCAGACTCAATCTGTATTCTCCTGCCGTCAAGACCAACAAGATAACCACGCTGCGCTGCCATAGAAGCCTTACGCTTCAGTTCTTTCAGGGCAGGAATACTATGGAGGAAGTTATCCATAGCAACCCCTGCTTCTTTTACAGTACAGCCCAGTATCTGTGCTACCTTAGCCTGTCCTGCACCAAGCAGCCAAGCATAGATAAAGGTCTTAGCTGTTGGGCGGTCCTTACAATGCTCACCCAAAGCATTCTTGTTAAAGGTATGGATGTCACCCTCAAGCAATGTCTTCGTGTACTCAGGGTCATTCATGTAGTGGGCAAGTACACGAAGTTGTATTCCTGAAGCATCTGTTCCAACCAGTTTAGAGCCTCCGGGGACAGTCCAAGCCTGTCTGCATTCGTATGCAAATAGCCCAGATAAGCCACGCTCTGTGGTGATAGAGGGGATGTTCGCCATGTTGGGGTTCTGGTGAGTGGCTCTGTGGGTTGAGGCTCCGGGTACGATAACTTGTCCGTGGACTCTTCCATCTCCGTCCATTCTATCCAACCAGTCTTTTGCTGTCTTCCATCTTGTCTCAAGGATCTTCCACCTCTTCAAGTCTTTAACACACTCAGGCATATCCCTACCGTCAGGCATACTATCAGGAATAGTATCAAGGTTTTCCTGACAGATCTTCCAACTCTTACCTGTCTTCGTAGGGACTGTCGGTTTCCAGCCAAGTTCGTCAAGTCGCTTAACGATCTGAGAAGGTGACCCAAGATTGAAGTATTCGACATGATCCTTTAACCTTTTACCTGTCTTCTCAGAGTACCGTTCTGTTACAATCGGAGGGAAGTACTGAACGATGGCATTTTCAATACGGTTAGCCTCTTGCAAAGCACCAGTATAGATCTCCATAGCTACAGATTTATCCAGAAGAAAACCATTCCTGATTTGCTCAGAGATAATATACTGCATCGAATGCTCAAGGCGGATAGACTCAGCAGAGAAGCCTTTCATCTGGTGTGTTAGATGCAGGTACAGTTTCTCTGTAACCTTGACATCCTGTTTGCAGTACACCTTCATCTCTTCTGAGTACCTGTCGAAGGATTTGAACTCTAGTTTTCTTTCGCCAAGACGTTCACCCCATCGCTCAAGGGAATGCCCGTCCAGACTAGGCTGGTACATGCGGGACAGTACAAGAGTATCCGTTTGCCGTTGTACTGGTATAGTAATTCCCCACAGTTTGGACAAAGCCCATCCGTCAAAGTGTATTGAGTTGTGTCCAATATACTCTGCCCCGGAGAACTTATCATAAAATTCTCCAAACTTATCTTTGTCTCTGAAGATGTAGTATCCATCCTGCCCAACAATCTTTGCCACCAAGATATGAATAACCTTGGGATCAAGGGCATCAGTCTCGATGTCCCATACGATCTTCAATTTCCCAGTCTCGGATTGCATCAGCTTGCTTTCTCAGGTATGCCGCAGTTGCTTCTAGTTCGTAGGCCAGCTTGGCAATAGCTTCCCTACCATCTTGTCTGATCGTTGGTGGGATACTTGGTACACACTGACTCTCAATGAAATCATTAGCCATCTTGAAAAAGGTAATGATCTCTTCCTTGTCATCGACAAAGATATGGAAACCTTCCTCGCTCAACCACCCATCGATGTACAAGGTAAACTTAGTTGTCATTTCCATCATGCTCCTCCTGCCCAACGGGCTTATCAGGTTGCTCTTCGATTAGTCTGCCAGATTCAGTATGGTAACGGAGATGCGTAGCCAATCCTGTCATACCACTGAACCTGTTCTTGACTACACGGACACGGACGATGTGCCTCTCAGCAGGATCATCCGCCTGTGTATTCCTTTCAAGACCCAGAATGATATTAGACAACTGCCCAATCCCGGCAGTCCCACGGATATCAGACAGGCTAACAGCAGCGCCTTCTTCATGCGACTGACCATTCGGTTGCCTCTTCAAGTGTGCAGCCATGATGATACAGATACCAAGCTCAACAGTCAATGTCTTAAGCTTGGTAGAGATCTCATCTAATGCACGGCGCTCATCACCATTGCTCTGGTCAGAGACTACAATAGAGATGTGATCCAGTACAACATACTTACAGTCCAAAGCACGGACAAGGTAACGTATAGTACTGAGAATCCTATCAATACTGTTACTGCCAAAGCTATCATAAAGAAATACACGGCCTGAGCCAACCGTTGCTTTATACGCATCATCGAACTCATCCTTTGTGTACTCTGCATCAGGGAGATAGAGTCTCTTATTCGCATGGACAGACATCAACCCAAGACCAGTATCCCTGATAGGTTCTTCAAGGAAGAGGACACCGATGTTAGCCTCAGTGTTATTCAAGAGTCCATAGACAAGCTCTCTGAGGAATTGTGTTTTTCCAACGCCTGTTCCAGCAATGACAGTAACAAGTTCTCCAGTTCTGAGTCCATAGGTATAGTCGTTGACACCATCCCAAGGGTAGTTGACAGAGAGATACTCAGGCTTTCGGAGGAGAAGATCATAGATGCTTGACCCGGATACAATACCATCTGGTGTGAATGGTCCTGCTGTTCTGTGCTGCTCATAGAACTCCTTGATATTATTATTAACAAGATAATCAGAAGCATCCTTGTGATGGGACAGCTTCATGATCCTGACTTTCTTAGGATCAAAGAGACCAGCAGCCTTAGCCATAGCCTCCTGCCCTGCCTTATCATTGTCAAAGGCGAAGGTGATACGCTTAAAGGAATTGACCCATTCGTAGTTACGCTTCAGGTCAGAGACAGCAGTGCTTGCTGAACAGACAGAGACAACAGGTTCATTCAGCATCTGGTATGCAGAGAGTGCATCAAGCTCGCCCTCTACAATAGTCAAAGAGTTACCCCCTTGGGGGAACAACCCCTGACCAAACAACTCAACCTGACCCGGAGATCCAGACCAAGGGAAGCCAGCCTTATCAGGTAGTCTGGTCTTAACAGCAATGAGTTTACCATCCTTATAGTACGGGTACATATGCCGTCCGTCATGCTGTAGGACTTTGTAGAACTCAACAGTCTTCTGGTTGATCCTCCGGTCATTGATAGGGGCGATGTCACCCTTCATCATCACTGGAGTATTGCTCATGTTCGTCATCTCTTCTTCACCTTTGAAGTACTTGTTGCATACGAAGCAGTACTGGTGGTCACCGTAATCGTATAGCCCGTCACTCGATGTCCCACAAGGGCAAGGTAGGTGCTTCTTCATCTTCTAGTTCTTTCAGTAGTACCGTTCGTTGAATAACATTCTGGCATTCAGAGCATGGTGAGAACTTAACTCTGCCATTGTGCCTCTCAATTCTTATCTCTCCATCAGGTGCATCCTTGTTACAGACATAGCATCTCATCAGATATTCCAGTACCTACAATAGAAATGTTTACCAAGAGAATCAATCTCATGGCGAGGGTACCCGTTATCTACAAGCCAGTCAAGTGTCCTGTGCTGGTGTTCCTTTGGGAGAACCTTCGGGAACCCATACTTCCACCCGTTAGGGGGATCTACCATGAGACGTTCAGCCTTCAACTCTGACGATGACAATGCTGCCTCCTAGTGTGTTGATAACTGCTTCGATATCTGAAACCTTCGGGGAACTATCGTTGTTCCTCCACTTCCTGATAGTGTTGGCACCAATGCCAGACATCTCAGATAGTTTCTCGTAGGTAATCTTTCTTTCCATTACCTGTTCATGTATCCACCTGATCATGGGGTGGATGTAAACATCAGTAGGTAGTGGCTTGAGTGGTTTACCTTTAGTCATCAGTGTTATCCTGTGTAAGAGGGAGGATGATGCGGCTGGGGTTGAACGTGGGGCGCATCTCCATATCAGGCCATGCATTGATGGCAGCGGCGATGGCTCCCTTAGCGGTCAAGGTTCCGTCCATCCAAGCTTTGCGAAATGCACATTCCACCTCATCCGGTATCTGGTCAGCGCGGATCATGTGTCACCTCCAAGGGGCTTCGCCATACGGTCCTGCGGACCTTCTAGAGCGGCAAGCGCGATGCGCCACCGCTGGTCATCCAATGTCATCGGGCCAGCGTCACGGATTTCCTTCAGCGCCGCCCTCAGCCGCTCAATCTCATCAGCAGCTTCAACAAGAAGAGTATCGCGCTTTCCATCGTAGCCACACGAACAGTCATACTCACGACCTTGGCAACCACGCTCATGGTCATCTCTTGCGTAACCGCGCAGCTTCTCCACTGTGTCAGCCATTCTCACCTCCAAGGGCAGTGCGCAGCTTGGCGTTCTCTTCCAATAGTCTACGGATCTCCTGCTTCAACCTTTCGTTCTCAGTATCCATACTCTTGTTCTCTACCTTGTAAGTGTACAGCATACTTTGAAGGTGTTCCAGTTCCCTATCCCTGTGTATCTCACTCATGCATAGCATCCTGTTGCTTCTTGTTTCTCTCAATACAAATAGCATTCCACCCGATGAAGTCACCATTACTCTTAAGCTTGTTCATCTCTTCACTGAACATCTGTACATCTGGGCAGTTGTCTACATCAAAAACCTTCATGTTAAGGTTACCCTCATTGGTAATGACAGACATGACAAAGATAAATTTGGTGAGCATGTTAGATCTCCTGTGTTAATCACTGATTTGTACCTACGATAGGGGTTAACACCCCGCCAACATTGGTTCAATGATTATACTGGTATTCGTCTAACTGTCAATGAGTTTAACCAGTGTATCCCTAAGTTCAATGATCTGGTAGTACTTCGGGGTAGGTTCCTCATTGTAATAGTGGAACTCCTGATCCATATCATACAACCTACGATCCATAGCCTCCACCAATAACTCAACCTCAAACTTATTAAGACTGATCTTGTACATTTGCTTTCTCCATCTTGTACTTAACTGTATCCGTAAGGCCCGGTATAAAGGGCAGGGAAGGCCTTGTATCCCTACCCTCTACATCCATGCCTGTCTCATAGACTGCCCGTCCAGCCCCCATTTCTAGGCTAATACGCTGGTGTTCACGATAGATGATGCCCAGTACTTGGTTAGTAGTAAGCCCCATCTGAAGTCCGACTAGCCTATACGATAGACCATCTTTCTTTAAAGCAACCACCTCATCTATTACAGCCTTAGGATGCACCATAATTACGCCACCTTTCTGACACGATTGATCTGAACGTTGATCTTCTTCTTCGGTGTATGCAGAGGATACACGACTAGACTGATAGACTTATCCCAACAGGCACGGCAAGGACCACACTTACCACCTCTGGTATAGGCATCGCAGAGTTTAGCACCATCGATGGTATCGGTGATCTCTTGGACTACGACAGAGCCATGCTCTTCTGTGTAGACTCCATTGGTAGACGGGGAAGAGTATCTGACACTGGCATTCGGCAGTGACTTAATTCTATCCAGCCAGTACCTGATCTTGGGAATAGTGTAAGACTTAGACGGGAGCCAGTGATGGCACCATGGTGTACGCCTGATGACTTCATAGATCTTTTGTGCAAGCGCAGCAGAGTAAACGTCACCCGAATCAAACCAACGGAAGTATCGCTCTGTGTCCAAGGCTTGGACCATATCATCCGCCCAAGAAATACGCTTCCAGTCTTGCCTGTTATGCTGGCGTGGCTTGATGACATTATCCATCCGATAGAATCCAGACTTGGCATAGCAGTCACGGCATACCTCTATAACTTCTTTAGTTACTGGATTGATACTGCCCGGACAAGTCTCCCCTGCTTGGAGGGACCATGATTTACCGGGCATCTTGCTTGCCTTGGACAACAGAACTGGCATGTTAGAACTCCTCCATTGCATTGTCAGACCAGAACATAGGTTCACTGTAACAGGACCAAACAGTAACCTCCTGCACAACAGGATCACCCCAGAAATCTACATCCACCTGATCACGGTACATGACATAGACTTTATCCCAGCCACCCATATCCTCCTCACTACAGTACTTCTTAGCCCAGTTAACGGCAGATGTTCTCCAATCTGTTTCGTGTAGGCAGACAGTATCATCCGTCTTTCTATCCCAGCCCATGATATAGAACATTATTCCACCTCCTGTATTGGCAGTGCAGATACCATACAAGTAACCCAGTTGTGCAGATCTTCCACCGCATACATAGCCTCGGATCTCTTGTACTTCCGGCCAGTGTACACCGTAGCCATCTTCAATAGCTTACTAATAGTGACTCCCCTTGTTGGGATAAGACCGCATTTAACATACAGCTTGATGCTAGTCTTGATCATGTTGACCCTGAACAGTTCAGTAGCATCTCTTCCTACATAGGAAGTCGCTTCTTTCCGGCCCTTAGAATAGACGATGTATGAGTCTTCCATTTTATTTTACCTCCTTTATTTGTGTATAATAAGCAGTCCTGAACTGTTCACGAATATTTACTTCTGCCTCCTCCTTAGAAGAGGCAAGTGTTTTTACATTGAAGTCTTGGCATACACCACCCAACAACCATTGTATTGCTACCTTTACTTTGTATACATCCTTTCGCATGTTACACCACCTTCTTAATCAAACCATTTTCCATAGTGACATTGGCAAAGAACTCTCGCCCAATGCCAGTGATATGTGGCCTGTTAGCCACGGTAAGGACACCATCAGGTCTATACTCTGGCCCGAACAAAGATGTTTCGATGTACCGGAGCGGTTCCCCGATCTTTGCCTTGAGTTCTTTCTTAGACGGATACTTAACTACGAGTGTCATTAGATCTCTCCTGTTGCTGCAAAATAAAAGACCAAGATAGTACCAGCCATGATTAGGTACATTGCCAATGTCATTAGACAACCCTCGCATCATAAACCCAGTAAATTCTACCGAACTGAGTACCCTTCATCAGGTCTGTCATATACTTTTCGTGAGCCTCCGCTTTCTTCTTTGAACTGCACACCTCAGACACATACGTTGACTTAGTATCAGGAGCATAGCCCATTACGATGTAGACCTTGCGAGACTTAGCCATATCAGCACCCCATCCTTCTCTCTGCGTTACGCATTGCTTCATACTCATAGTCATCCTGCAACTGTTGTTCGTATGCTTTCACCTCATCCTCCGTCATCCTATCATAGTCAGCTACTGTGATCTTGCCACTACCTCCGCAGCAGTCACAAGATTTGTCAAAGTTACCTGCGAAGTAATCTTCTATGAACTCATCACCTTGCTCACGTAATTCATCCCAAGTAAAGTCTCCAAGATACGCACTTGACCTGCCTTCTCCTGAGCAGTGAGAACATATCTCCCACTTATAGGGTAGAGCAATCGGCTCACCATCTTCACTGTAAATGTACGGGACTTTAATCATGGCAAATACCTCCTATTCAAGATTGCCTAACGGGCCACCGCCTAATCATCTACTACCTTCTAAACAGCCACCGCCTAAACAATAAAAAAAAAGAAAGGTTTTCCTACGTAGGAAAAGATAGGTAAAAAGGTTTAATAAAAAGGGAGGACCATTGCTGATCCTCCCGGTTTATATTAAGTTTATTTCTTCACTTTCTTGTTCATGAAGGCCTCAATCTGGTGGTGCAGGTAAGAGTCAAAGGCCTTGAGGTTTTCCATATCTAGGCCCGCCCGGATATTGTTTGCCCGCTCAATCCAGTCCGGCAATTCAGCATTGTTAAGATTGATATGTTCAATCTTGGGCGTTTCGTCTTCAGTAGAGTTTGCTTTCTTTGCCGCTGAGATTGCTTTCTTCCAATCGGCATACTTGGCAAACTGGTGGTTTACGCCCAGCTCTAGGGCGCTCCGGGAAAGGCTCCGGTAGTTAGCCAACGTCTTAGGCATTGGTTCGCCGTCAAGGCCAGCGTCACGGTCTTTCCAGCCGTTTGTGGCGGCAATAGAGGCCCACACAGTGTTGATATCGTTCCCGTCGAATTCAGCCTGAGCAAGCACCAGCAGCAATTCGTCGGATAGTGCCGCTTGCCCGTTAGCCTGAGCGATAAGCAGCTTGGCTACGTCGTTGGCGCGGCGGATATGGTCGATTTTCATTTGGTTTTACTTTCCAGTTTTGAGTTGAGGTTAGTTGGACGTTAGGCCCGTCCCGTTGATTTTCCTACGTGGGAAAACCAATGGCACAGGCCCCTACAGAGCCCCAGCTTGTCAGGCTTCTAAGGGACTAGGGAACCCGCACAATCGGCATAGCCATAAGGCGCAGGTGCCCGAGCCCCAAAAGGGACTAGGTAAGGGATTAACGATTTGAATCAGCAATGGGTAGGGACTGGCACAAGAGCAGGGATAGAATATCAGGTCAACATGCAGGCAGCGCATATGTGTATGCAAATATTGCATGGCAATTCCTTTGTGATTTCAATGGGTTAAATCTCTACTGATATGGTAGACATTTAATCTCGCATATTAGCAACCTCTAATATACTCTGATTTAATGCATAATCAGTACACGGACAATCGAAAAGTCTTACATAAAAGTTTTACCTATCGCTTTAATCCGGTGGACTAGACAAGCAGGAGGTGAGTTACCTTGACGTCAACGTCAGGTTAGAAACTTTTATGTATAATTTTTTGAGTCATACCCGGTATGCGTCAGGTGCATATCATTCACGTTTTGTTCCCTTGGGTAAAACAATTATATAAAACAATATGTTAGGAATATATTCCTAGGGCCTCCCCTAAGTATATACAATAAGTTTATACAATATATAGATAAAATCTCTTTAGGTTTACTCCTAGGGTTAACGGGTGGGAGGGGGGTTAGGGCTACCTTCCATCCCCCTAATCACAACTAAAGATTTTCTCAGAAAAATTCTAGACAAATGGGTTTTACCCCTAGTCATCCGTAGCATTTACCTGTGACATATCAGCGCAGATATATTATTATGTTGATCTAGACCGGGGGTGAGACATAATAGTTCTTGATTCCCGGTTAGCTATATGTTATAATAACCATATGTTAAACCGGGGGGATTAAACTTAAGTTAGACTAGTCCTAGATAGAGGTAATAAAATCTCTAAGGTACTAAAGTTAAAGTATCTTACCTAAGGAACAACTAATAGTATAACCTATAGTTAAACCATTCTTATCTTTTGTCTTTCTTTTGTCTAACCATTCTTTGACAGGGGCTCGAATTTATGGGTGTCTACTCACCAGCAGGGAATCTTTATGTAACTGTCAATGACACGACAGGTACTGGAAGGTATGCTGCTGATGGTTCTGTCAGGATTACTCTTGTCTCTGGTAGTACCTATACTGGTCTGTATGCCCCTGATGGGTCCATGAATGTGGTCAAGGAGGATGGACCTCTCTATCATCCCTGCGGTGCTGTCCGAGGTATTATCCCCTATGGTGGTCGTAGTCTTCATGCTCCTTCTGGGGCTTTCTATATGGATGGTCTTGACCAGTCCTTCTTTAATCTTGAGACTGAGGATGGGTTTAACCTCCTTCAGGAAAACTCTAGCTTCATTCTTCTGGAATAGGATCAGTATGGCTAAGAAACCGAATATCACAACAGTTACTTCTGGGTACCAGTCTACGGATGTTTTGAATACAAACTTCCAGAACCTGCGTGATGCTTTTGATAATGTCTTGTCCAGAGATGGCAGTACTCCTAACTTTATGGATGCTGACCTTGACATGGATTCTAATGACATCCTTAATGTCAACACCCTCAGCGTTGAGGGTCTCTACATTAATGGCCAGCCAGTCTCACCGGGTACTATCCAGTACAATGGTGTTACGAAAGAGACACAGGTAGCTACCTCAGGTCAGACAGTCTTTAATCTTTCTAATATTACATACACACCGGGGATTAACAATCTTTCGGTCTACGTCGATGGTGTATACCAGAATCCGACTACATACTCTGAGACTAATGCTACAAGGGTAACATTCTCTGTTGGTCTCCACGTAGGAGCTATCGTTGACTTCGTAGCCCTTACTATTAATGCTATCTCAGGTACAACAGACGCTACCTCTGTAACTTATACTCCTGCCGGATCTGGAGCAGTTACAACTTCAGTTGCTAATAAGCTTAAGGAGACTGTTTCAGTCAAGGACTTTGGTGCCGTAGGCGATGGCGTTGCGGACGATACGGCCGCTATTCAAGCCGCGATTAACTCTTTTAAGACAAATGGCATACCTATTCTACTGAACGGAAATTTTCGGATAACCGCGCCGCTTGTCTATCAAACGCAGGGTAGCTCTAGCGGCTTGCAGATTGTTGGAACCGGCATTTACGACAGTTCGATCATTGCCGATTTTACAGGTACAACCGCCTTTGATATTGATGGATCATCTCTCCAGAAAAATAGATTTCAATACGGTGGCGGGTTCCGCGATTTTCAGATTACAACTGCACTCGGCGCGGCGGTTGAAAACGCCATCACATGTAATGGGTGGTGGTTTGCAACGCATAGCAACTTGCTGATTGGTAATTTTGGCTCTGCTTCGTTCACAAAAAATGGCCTTTACATTCCGTTACGGACAGACATCGACGCAAACCCGGATGCTTACGCCTCTGTTAATTGGGCGTTAAACAGCGTTCAGATAGATTTTATGGGTGAGTATGGCGTCTATGGCGCTAACAACACCGGATATGCAAACTGGATTATCAATGGCGGGCGTTTTGAACGCAACGGCTTGGACGGTTTGTATGTCAACACTAATGGGTGGCGCGTTACTAATGCGGCAATCGCCGCAAACGGCCGTTACGGTATCAACTACACTGGTTCGGCCAGCATTACGCTTACGAACGGTTTTTTTAGCCAGTGCGAAATAGATGGTAACGCAACTGCTGGCATTCGTATAAGCCGCGTCAACAGCGGCGTATTTCAAAACATGCGTTTGATAAGCCGCGTATTAAACACGGTTGAGACGCAACTAACACATGTATTGGGCGACGGCGCCAACGTTATTCTGGGGATGGAAATGGCCAATTTCTACCATAGAGTTGAAACAGGAATTACGTCTCCTGTGACGCTATACAGTTTTGGTTCTGCTTCTTCAAATGTACAGGGCAACACCATTAAAGGTTACTCGCTGCTTAATTCAGCGGGAGTTACTGTTACAGAACAGTCTGCGGCTCTTCTTGATCGCAGGTACAAGAACTACGTTTCGGATCGTTTTGGTGCCGAGAAAACAGCATCCCCAACCAAATTTGCTTGGTCTAGTCAAAGCAACCAAGCGATCACTAACACACTCTCGACGTGGATTTTTGACCAGAATGTTTCGGCTACAGGCTGGACCGACTATAATACCACTACGGGCGTTTTGACCGCTCCGCACAACGGGTTTTATTTCTTCAACATAAACTTCAATCTTACGAGTGTCCCTGCTGGCGAACGCATTGTTGTTAACTTGGTGCGTGCGGGGTCTGTAATTCGTACTTGGTATTGGGATTGGCCTTCTGGTGTCGGCGCAGACCGCTGGGCGTTTACTGCATCTGATCTAGTCACTGTCAACGCAAGCCAGCAGCTACTTATTGAGGTTCAAGCCACTGTTGCCTCTGCTACGCTGTTTGGCAACGCAAAACTTGACATATTTGCGGTGTAGATAATGCTTACGCCAGGATACAACTTGACTGCCACTGAACGTGTCCTCCCGCGTTTGGCTTTGGATTTTACGACGGCATCTTTGGATAGCCGCGTAACTGTTTCCCGCGCGCTTGACACAGCCACGCGCATAAACAGCAGTGGGTTTATTGAGACGGTAAACGCAAATCTACCGCGTTTTGATTACGACCCCGTCACCATTGGAACATGCAAAGGTTTGCTTATCGAAGAGACGCGGGCAAATGCGCTGCCCAGCAGCAATGATTTTACTAACGCAACATACTGGGTAGTCAACGGATCACCGACAGTTTTAGCCGATCAGGTTTCTTCGCCAGACGGCACTACAAATGCCTGCACCATGGAAGTATCGGGGGCCAGCAACGGATTTGGTGTCTATTCTGCCGCGACTTTTGCCGCAGGCACATACACAGCATCGCTTTATTTCAAACCTATTTCCGGCAACCTAGTGTTTCGTTTAGGGTTTAGCACGACTAACTCAACCATAAACATGAACACCTTGGCTATCGTAAACGGCGCTAACAGCGTTGGTACTGTAGAAGCTGGGCCTAACGGGTACTATCGCTTCAAGGTGACTGTAACTACGGCGTCTACTTTGTCGCTTAACATCTATAGCATTGGCAGCAACACTGGAAAGATGGCGTTCTACGGGGCGCAAATTGAAGTCGGTGCCTTCGCTACGAGCTATATTCCTACGACGACGACAAGCCTGACGCGAAATGCCGATGTCGTCAGCATGACAGGAACCAATTTCAGCGATTGGTATAACGCCAGCGAAGGTACGTTTGCTGCTCGGGGCACTCGTTTTGCTACTGGTTTAGTGACGAACATTCTTGGTGTTTCGGATGGCACAACGACCAACCGCATCCGTCTGTACCAAGAAACCAATAACCGCATGACAATTAATACTCCTGTGCTGGGCAGCACGACGACCGGAAATGGCGGTTCAACATACGGAGTTGCCTCCGCATATTCTTCTAATGGTGTCGGCATTTCATGTAATGGAGGGACTGTTGCGGTTTCGGGCGCTGGGGCATTGCCAACGGGCATTTCGTCAATGGATATCGGCCGCAATAGCCCAGCATCTACCGTAACATTGAATGGTTGGCTGCAATCAATTCGCTATTGGCCGCAACGTCTAACCAATGCTGAACTTCAAGCCTTTTCAAAATAAGGATTTATCATGGCTTTGACTAAAGTAACATACTCCATGATTGAAGGCGCAACCGCCAACATTTTGGATTTTGGTGCCTCTCCGTCAAATTCTGCTGCAGATAATACTACAGCGATCAATGCGGCTATTCAAGCAGCTAACAGTATTTATATACCATCTGGTGTATTTACAACAAATTTTATTACATTGCGTTCTGGTGTATCAATTTATGGTGCTGGTCCTTCATCTATCCTGTCATTTCCGGCTGGACAATCTGGACTATACGGTCTTTCTTCTGGCGCTGGAAGCTATCTAGAAGACATTACACTTTCAAACTTTAAGCTGCTAGGCGCGGTTGCAGCATCCGGGTTTAGTGAATTTGTTCATCTGATTAACGTCAATGGCGTCCGCAATCTTTTAATTGATGGAGTGCAATTTGTAGGCTTCCAAGGTGATGGCCTGTATCTTGGAGCGCACTCCGACAACACGCGCCATAATATTAATGTATCTGTTACAAACTGTTTGTTTGACGGTGTTAACAAAGATAATCGCAATGGTATTAGTGCTATTGATTGTGATGGTCTAAAAGTAAGCGGCTGCTCCTTTAAACGCCTTACTCGGTCAAACATGCCGGGGCCAATTGATATTGAACCAAACGTCAACGCAAATACAGTCAGAAACATTTCAGTCATTGGAAACAGTTTTGAGGATACGGACGCGGCTGTAGGTGTGTTCAGCGTTGCTGTTGTTGGCAAGACTTTAACAGTTGACCCTACTAATTTTACTTTTAGTAACAACATTGTAAATGCTACTCAACGCATGGTAACGTTTCTTGTTGATGGAACTTATACGTCAAACCACAATCTTAATGTTATTGGGAATACGTCAGTTGGTACTGGAGGCGGAGGTCAATTTTACCCAAAACTACATGGCGGATGTTTTTCTAACAATATAATACGTGGTGGAACGTTGTTTGGCTTTTCTGCCGGAGATAGTATTAAAGACCTATCCATTATTGGAAATACTTTTGATGGCGCTAGCGTAACCGATAGAGCGTTTAACTTGCGTGACGGTAGCGGTATTACAATTTCCGGTAACACTTTTTCAAATTACACTACCTACGGATTTTTGTGTGGTATTTCTGGCGGCACTCTTTCAAACGTGTCAATCACAGGTAATACGTTTGTGAACGTAAGCACCTATGCTGTTGGTTCAGCTGGTGGCACTGATGGTTCAACTTGTACTTATATGAACAATACCAGCGCAGTCACACATCAGTTTCCGGCTTGGAGAACTGATGACACAGGTAACATCACCAATGGTGATACCTCGCCTACTACGTTTAATGCTGACAATCTTCCTAGTGAGTTTGCTCGCCAAGGTATTTTTAGATCAACAATAAACGGTGATACGGCTGTTCCTAATACTAGTGGGCGTCAGGGGCTTCTTGAAACACATTGCGAAGCGGGACAAAACGGGCGCAAATGGAAGTACCAAGTGTACTGGCCCGCAAACAACACGACCAATGTAAAAAGTTTTTATCTGCGTAAAGCGGCAAATGCTACCGATACATGGGAAACGTGGGCAGAAGTAGTTGGCGTTTAAACACTATAGTAAGGATAAATAAATGGCTGATACAAAAATCTCTCAGTTGACTGCGGTATCAACACCGTTGGCAGGAATAGAAGTTCTTCCGATTGTGCAGAGCAGCACAACAAAGAAGGTTACTGTTGACCAGATGATTGCAGCACAGCTTACTGCTAATATCCTCACAGAATCAGGGACAAGCAGAACTCTGTCTGCCTCGGATAATCAGAAGGTTATCTACTGCACCAGTGGGTCTGCTGTAACAATTACCTGTGCATCTGGTCTTGGTGTTGGTTTCAATTGCACGATTATCCAAGGTGGTGCAGGTAAAGTCACTGTTGCTGCTGGTGGTCAGACGCTGGTGAGTTACTCAAGCTTGTTCAGTACAATGGGCCAGTACGCGGTGATCTCCCTTGTCTGTCCTGTTGCTAATACTTTTGTTGCTGCTGGTAATCTTGGTGTCTAAGAATGTCTGATGATCTCAAAGCACTTCTTGATGAAGCCGCAGAGCGTGGTGCAGAAGCAGCCCTTAAGAAAATAGGATTGCACGATAAACACGCTGGTAAGGATATTCAGGAAGTGCGAGATCTTCTTTACAATTGGCGCGAGACAAAGAAGACTATTGCTCAGACAGTAGCTAAGATTATAACAACAGGTATCCTTGCTATGCTGGCTTTGGGTACTTGGCAGTATATGGAGACAAAATGATTAACCGTAAAATCTTTTTTGACAAGATTAGACAGAGCCTTTTCAAAGGGTCGTTAAGCCAGTCTCAGGTTGATGGCATGAACTATATGCTTGATGTCTTTGAGAATGATTATAACTGGTCTGATCTTCGTTGGATATCTTATGCGTTTGCTACGGCATATCATGAGACTGCTTTTACGATGCAGCCAATTAAAGAGTATGGTGGCGAGTCGTATCTTCAGAGTAAGCCGTATTATCCCTACTATGGTCGTGGTTATGTCCAGTTGACTTGGGAAGAAAATTACCGTAAAATGGGTGATAAGCTTGGTGTTAACATGCTTGGGGCTAATAAAGATAAAGCCCTTGAGCCATCTATTGCTGCTGAAGTTATGTATGTTGGCATGAGAGATGGTGACTTTACTGGTAAAAAACTGTCAACTTACTTTTCTTCTTCGGTTAATGATCCAGTGAATGCCAGAAGAATTATCAACGGTACTGACAAGGCTCAGACAATTGCTGGATACCACGATAAGTTCCTTTCTGCTTTTAATGAAGCGCATACCTCAGAAGAAAATACGAATACAGTAGACGAATCTATTTGGATTAAAAGAGAAGAAGTAGCCCAAAAGCTGGAAGCATTAGCAAAGGAAATCAGAGGATGACCGACGAACTTGCAGGAAAAGTTCTTGAAGCTTATAAAACTTCACCTCTTCTTACCGGATTGCTTCTGTTAAACATTGGGCTATTCATTGGGATGGGCTGGTACATTGTGCAGGTCCAGAACAATGCCAGAGAATTTGTTAAAGATCTGCAAACTGAAGTAATAGCATTAGCTAAGACTTGTAATAAATAGGAAAAAATAAATGAATAAAGAATCAATTCTTGGTGTTATTCGTCACATCCTGACCTTTGGTGGTGGCTTTGTCGTAGCACAGGGTTTTGTTGACCAGAGCATGGTTAGCGATGCCGTTGGTGCGCTTATGACATTGATTGGTATTGCTTGGTCTGTCTATGACAAGAAGGCTCTAATTAAGTAATGGATTGGATTGGAGTCATCCTTTTCCTCTGCGCTTTACTCGGTCTTACTGCTGGGGCTTTTATGGTTGCTAGAAGTCCTGCATTCTGGCTAGGTATGGGTGAAGAAATCTTTAAGAAGATGATTCCAATTATTACAAAGAGAATGACACCAGAGGAAGAAGAAGCTTGGAGAAAGTGTATTCTTAAGGGTGGCGAATGGGATTACAAAAAGAAGAGATGTAAATGAAAAAGAAGTTTGACGGAGACCAGCTTGTCAAGATTGTTAGGAAGCGTAGGACAAAGCCTAAGCACCTCAGAGTACGGAAGAAGCTTGGACCCAAGTCTGATATGAGAGGTGCAAGATAATGGGTATGACGCATACAAAGGGTTTGTTCTATGAGACTACCCTCCCTGAGAATAGGGAAGAAATGGGTACTGCATGGACTCTGAAAGAGAATGATCATCAGGCTGATGGCCGGGTCTACAAGTCCATGAAGAAGATGTATATTGAAATGGAGGATGTAACTGAGTACGATTTTGCTCATGCTGCCCTTGGCTCTTATAAGCATTGGGAGCGACTTCTTGAATCTCCTATCATTCGTCCTCACATTGACCAGTGGAGAAAAGAACTGAACCTGAAGCTGAAGGCCAGAGCTATGAAGTCTATCATTAAGGCTGCTACCGAAGATGAGAAGCTTTCGTTCCAGGCTATGAAGTATCTTGCTGATAACGATTACCTTGATAAGAAGGGTAAGAGAGGAAGACCCAGCAAGGAAGAAGTACAGGCTGAACTCCGTAAGGAAGTCCAGACGAATAAGACCTTGCTTGATGATGCAGCCAGAATTGGTCTTAAGCTGGTTAAGTAATGGCAAGCATTGAAGACATCAGAGAAGCTGCTGAACAGGATCTTCTGACCTTTATTAGGCTTGTTGCACCGCAGAGAGTTCTTGGCTCAGTCCATGAAGAACTCTGCCGTTGGTGGAACAGGGAAGATGCTAAGTCTCATCAGCTTACCCTGCTGCCCAGAGATCATGGTAAGTCTGCCATGATTGCTTATCGGGTTGCTTGGAAGTTGACCAGAGACCCTACCCTGAGAATCCTGTACATCTCTGCAACTTCTAATCTGGCCCAGAAGCAGCTTTCGTTTATTAAGTCTATTTTTACTTCGGATATCCATAGGAGATATTGGCCTGACCATATCCATGATGACGAAGGCAAGAGAGAAAAGTGGACAATGAGTGAAATCTCACTGGATCACCCCAGAAGAAAAGAGGAACACATCCGTGATCCTTCAGTCTTTACTGGTGGTCTGACCACTTCACTGACAGGATTGCACTGTGATATTGCTGTACTCGATGATGTCGTCGTCTATGAGAATGCGTATACTCAGGAAGGTAGGGACAAAGTTAAGTCTCAGTATTCTCTTCTGTCTTCTATTGAGGGCGCTAACGCCAGAGAATGGGTGGTGGGTACACGGTACCATCCCAAGGACTTGTACTCAGAACTCCTCAGTATGGAGGAGGATATCTATAACAAGGATGGTGAGATAATCGGGTCTGAGCCTATCTATGAAACCTTCGAGAGGGCTGTAGAGGACGTAGGGGATGGAACTGGTGAGTTTCTGTGGCCGAAGCAGGTAAGACACGATGGTAAGTCCTTTGGGTTTGACATTCAGATCCTTGCTAAGAAGAGAGCGCAGTACTTGGACAAGACCCAGTTCAGGGCGCAGTATTATAATGATCCGAATGACCCGGATAACAGACCCATTGACTATGATAAGTTCCAGTATTTTGAAAAAGAATACTTGACAAATACGGCAGGTTCGTGGTATTATAGAGAACGAAAGCTTAATGTCTTTGCTGCTGTAGACTTTGCTTACAGTCTTAGACGTAAAGCAGACTATACCGCGATTGTAGTTATAGGTGTTGATTACGAAAATAATGTTTATGTTCTTGACATTGACCGATTCAGAACGGACAAGATTTCAGAATACTTCAGACACATTCTTGATCTGCTTAATAAATGGGATTTCAAGAAGCTTAGGGCTGAAGTAACGGCTGCACAGGCCGCGATTGTGCAAGAGTTAAAGGACAGTTATATCAAGCCTCATGGCCTGATGCTCAAGATCGAAGAGCATAGACCGACAAGGCATGATGGTTCAAAGGAAGAGCGAATGTCTGCTGTCCTAGAACCAAGGTACGATAACCTTTCCATCTACCATTACAAGGGTGGTAACTGTCAGCTTCTTGAGGAAGAGCTTGTAACGAATAATCCTCCTCATGATGACATCAAGGATGCTCTTGCCTCTGCTATCGGTATTGCTGTTAAACCGTCAAGCAATGCTGCTGGTAGAAGATTTAATACCGAGAACATTATTTTTTCTTCTAGATTCGGAGGCATTGCTCACTAATGGCTGGTACTACAATTGACATGTCGCTGATTATCAGCCCGGACAATATCGCTACGGAAATCTCCGATAGATGGCGTCTCTGGAATCAGCAAAGAGTTGGTAAGCTTGAGGAGTGGAAGGAACTTCGTAACTACCTCTTCGCTACCGATACCAGATCCACAAGCAACAGTGATCTTCCTTGGAAGAACTCTACGACTGTCCCTAAGCTGACACAGATCAGAGATAACCTCCATGCCAATTACATGGCTGCTCTGTTTCCACAGAACAAGTGGATGAGATGGACTGGTCAGGACAAGGATTCTAATACCAAGGTCAAGAGAGATGTTATCCAAGCTTATATGGAGAACAAGGTACAGCTTTCTGACTTTGAGATTACGATGTCTAAGCTTGTCCTTGATTATATTGACTATGGTAATTGCTTTGCCACGGTAGATTACGAGACTAATTATACAGAACTTGAAGATGGCGAGTTTATCGCCGGGTATATCGGCCCGAAGATTGTCAGAATCTCTCCCTACGATATTGTCTTTAACCCCGTTGCTGCTGACTTTAAGAAGACTCCGAAGATCATCAGATCTCTTGTTACCTTTGGTGAGGCTAAGAAGATGATTGAGGATGATCCGAACAAGGAGTTCATGTCCAAGGTCTTTGATAGAATGATCGGGACCAGAAGTGCTATTCAGGGTTACTCTGACTCGGATCTTCATAAGAACGATGGCTTTGTTGTAGATGGCTTCGGGTCTATCAGAGAATACTATGAATCTGATTATGTTGAGATCCTGACATTTTATGGGGATATCTATGACAAGGCAACGAATACTCTGCTCAAGAACAGAATCATTAAAGTTGTTGATAGATCTTACATCCTTAACGATATTCCTAATCCTAGTTGGCTTGGTACTTCCCCTATCTTCCATGTAGGTTGGAGAGAAAGACCTGATAACCTGTACGCTATGGGGCCTCTGGATAATCTTGTTGGTATGCAGTACCGTATTGATCACCTTGAAAACCTTCGTGCTGACGTATTCGATCAGGTAGCGTTTCCTGTCATCAAGATCAAGGGTGATGTTGAGGACTTTGACTTCCAGCCCGGTTCCAGAATCTACTGTGGTGATGAAGGTGATGTAACCTACCTCCAGTCTGATGCTGCTGGTACAGCCCTTACCGCTGACAACCAGATTGCTGTCCTTGAGAACAGGATGGAACAGCTTGCTGGTGCGCCCAGAGAAGCTATGGGTATTAGAACACCCGGTGAAAAGACAGCATTTGAGGTAAGTTCTCTCCAGAATGCTGCATCCAGAATCTTCCAGAACAAGACCCAGCACTTTGAAAAGATCTTCGTTGAGCCTATCCTGAACTCAATGCTTGAGGCTGCAAGAAGGAACATGGATGCTACGGATATCATCCGGGTCTTTGATGATGAACTTGGTATCTCTATCTTCCAAACGATTACAAAGGAAGATATTACAGCAAAGGGTAAGATTATCCCAATGGGTGCCAGACACTTTGCTGAGAGAGCGCAGAGACTTCAGAACCTCCAGCAGCTTTGGCAGATTAAGTCTGCTGATCCTACGGTTGCTGCACATATGAGTGGTAAAGAGTTTGCCCGTATCCTCTCTGAGGAGCTTGGTGAGAAGAACCTGTTCTCTGAGAACATTGCTGTCTATGAAAACTATGAGACACAGAAGACAGCACAGGAAGTCCAGCTTATGGCTGAAGAAGAGAACATGATTGCTGCTGAACAGGGAATCTAAAATTGAAAACAATTTGGTTTATGGATCTTCCGAAGGACCAACAGGAAGGTTTCAAGAAACAGATTAGTTCTTCCAAGGATGTCTTGGAGAAACTTGAGAAGATAATCAAGGATAAGATCAAGGAAGTTGTTCTTACCGAAGATTATGAGAATCCTAGCTGGGCTTATAAGCAAGCAGATAGGAACGGTTATAACAGGGCTTTGACAGAAGTCCTTAACATTTTAAAGTTCTAGACCAAGGAGAACGTATGACAGATATTTTTAATGCCGCGACCACGGCTGAGACGGCAACTGCGGATCAGGTGACTCAGACAAACGATTCATTTGTGGCACAGTTGGTAGGAGAAGGCAAGAAGTTTAAGGATGTGGAATCCCTTGCAAAGGGGAAACTTGAGGCAGATAGACACATTGGTGAAATCACCAAAACTCTGGATGAACTCCGGGCAGAGCTTGCAAAGCAGGACTATGCCAAGACACTCCTTGAACAGATGAGCAAGGGTTCTGATGCTGGTGCAGAACAGCCGACTCTGAATACTACCAGTCCCTCTAATACTGAGAATACCACTCAGAGCGCGAGTGACATCGAATCCCTTGTAGAAAGAGTTATCACTGAGAAGGAAAAGAATCGGACTCTTAACCAGAACCTTGGAGTTGTCTCTGAGGAAATGGAGAAGAAGTTTGGAGACAAGGCTGGTCAAGTTCTTAAGACGAAGAGTCAGGAACTTGGAATGTCCTTGGATAGGCTAAAAGAAATTGCTGCTGAGTCTCCTACCGCATTTTTCCAGTTGATTGGTGTATCTGCACAGAAGCCTTCAATGGCCGCAGCACCCCAGTCTTCAGTTCGTAGTGAGGGCTTTAATCCTAATTCTGCTGACAGAGATTTTGATTATTATCAGAAGCTTCGTAAGGAGAACAGGAGTCTCTATTATTCCCCGAAGATTCAGAATATGCTTATTCAGGATCGTCAACGTCTGGGGGATAGGTTCTACAAATCTTAACATTATAAAGGAGAACAGTTATGTCGGGTATGACAACTGCTAATACTACACTCCTTACTCGCGCAGAGGTTTGGTCGCGTGAGCTTAAGGAAATTCTGCGTGATGAGCTTATGGCTCAGACCTACGTTCGTTGGCTTCAGGAGTTCCCTGATGGCGATACGTTCAAGATCCCGTCTATCGGTCAGGCGTATGTCGATGACTACGCTGAAGATGAGGCGGTTAAGTACCGTCCTCTGGATACGGGTCAGTTCACCTTCCAGATCACTGAGTACCTGTCTTCGGGTACCTATGTGACAAAGAAGGCTGAGCAGGATATGTTCTACATGAACGAGCTTGTTTCGCGCTTTGTGCCGGAGCAGGAGCGTGCGATTATGGAGCATGTCGAGGAGGCTATCCTTGGTCTTCAGTCGCAGCAGACAGCGGCTAACACGAACACGATCAACGGCGGTAAGCATCGCTACGTTGCTACGGGTTCCTCGAATGTTATCAACGTGGCTGACTTTGCCCGTGCTAACCTTTCGCTGAACCTTGCCAATGTCTCGGCTAACAACCGTGTCGCTATCGTGGACCCGTCTGTGGCCTACACGATTGAGACGGCTACTCAGCTTGTTGGTATTAACAACAACCCGATGTTTGAGGGTATTGTTTCGACGGGTATTGCTACGGGTATGCGCTTCGTCCGTAATGTCTACGGCTTCGATGTCTATACTTCGCAGCGTCTGGCTACGATCTCTGCCGAAACACTGGAGACGATTAACTGCGCTGGCTTCAAGGCCAACCTGTTCTTCTCTGCTGATGCTTCGGTGACGCCGTTCATTGGCGCTTGGAGACAGATGCCGGAAGTTGATACAGAGTATAACAAGGACTTCCAGCGTACAGAGTTTGTGACTACCGCCAGATATGGTGTCAAGCTCTATCGTCCTGAGAACCTCGTTACTGTTCTGTCGAACCCGTCTGTGTAATAGGAGGATAGAATATGAGTGTTGATTGGACAAATTCGGATGGTCTAGAGATCCGTTTCACTGGCCCGGAAGCTAACCAGAGTGGTGCTGGTGTTTCCACGCTGGGTGCCGTAAAGAACCTTATTGTGGACTTTACCTTCTCAGAAGCTATTACGGCTGCTGCTTGGTCCCATGAGGCTTTTATCCCGGCTGGCTCGTACATTAAGGCAGCTACGCTGGTTGTTACGGAAGCGGCTACCTCTGGTGGTACAGCTACCCTGACGATTGGTCTGGCTAAAAAGGATGGTACGGTAATTGATGCTGATGGCATTGATGCTACTATTGCTCTGGCTGACCTTGCCGCTGCTAAGGTGGTGAAGTGTGATGGTGCGCTGTCTGGTGGTGTAACCTCTGTTGGTGCAGATAATGCCTATGTGTACACGACTCCGACTACTTCTTCTAATGCCTTTACGGCTGGTAAGGGTAGACTTGTGATTGAGTACATCGAAGTCTAACGAACTTAGGGGAGATCTTCGGGTCTCCCCAATACTCTTGACAATTTTGAAAATAATAGTATAATACCATTACTGGTCAGGCGGGGTGTAAACCCCATACATAGGGATAAAATCAGTGGCAAATGTGCAACACAGTAACCTAACAGATCCTAACCTTCATGAGCCTAAGGGTATCTCTACGGCTACTGCTGATCAGGTGTATCTCTCTAATGGTAGTGCCTCTGGTAACTGGAGAGATGTAAACAGACTACCGGGTACTGGCTGGGGTCAGTACTCTAACAGTGTGTATACAGCTACGACTTACCTTAATATTACTGATGCAGGTGTTGTCCTTCCCTTTGATACAAATGTTAATGTTACCCAGCTTCCGATTACTCTGACTGGCAGTACAAGTCCTTTGATGGATCTGACTACGGAAAGACTTCTTTTTGTCTCTGCTAACGATATGCACTCGATTACCATTGGGTTCTTTATTGCTACTGAAACAGGATCTGCTGCGTATGTAGATCTCTCTTTGTATACTTCTACTGATGGTTCAACATACGCTACTCTTGTTGGTGAAAGTACATACCCTATCCTGAAGTCTACTGGTGGTACTGTTAACCAGTATGTTAATGCTTCTTCCTTGTTCCCTGTCTCATCTAATATGGCTACATACGGGGCTAAGATCCAGCTTAAGACAGCAACAGGTGATGCTATCAATATCAAAGATATTAATCTGATTACAACCAGAGTTCATAAGGCTAGATAAAGCATGGCTACAATTAAGATGACATTGCTGGAGATCGTTCAGGACGTAATGAACGATATGGACTCTGATGAAGTTAACGGTATCGCAGATACTGTAGAAGCTACCCAGATTGCCAACATCTGTAGGAGTGTGTATTATGATGTAATTACAACGATAGATCTTCCTGAACATTCTGAGTTGGTTACTGTAACCGGGTTGTCTAATTCCCTCTACCCTAACTGGATGGATGCCAATTCTGTTACAGAGATTAAGGAGTTGAGGTACAATGTATCTGACACCCCCGGGGAACTTGAGTACAAAACAATCGATTATATTCCACCGGATGAATTTGTTCAGAGAATTTCTACAAGGGATACCACTGCGACCGAAGTAATTGTAGTAAATGATCCCGTATCCGGTATTGGTCTTCCGATTGTAAATAATAAGATGCCTGACTATTTCACATCATTCGATGACAGGTATTTTTGCTTTGATAGTTATGACTCCTCTATCGATAATACACTCCAGACAAGCAAGACTCTCTGCCTTGGTATCAAGATTCCTACCTTTACCATGACAGATAGCGCAGTACCGGATATGGATGATACGATCTTTCCTTACTACCTCGCAGAGGTAAAGACTCGGGCTCTGTCTCTCCTTAAGGGAGGGGCAGACCCATCTGTTACAGAGTTTGCCAGAAAGCACAGGTACTTCCAGAAGAACAATCGTTGGAAGACCGGAGAACAAAGGATACTTAACAACTATGGCCGTAGATGATCTACTCATTGTAGAAGAGAACCCTGAGGGTACTATCATGACAGTATCCTCAGAGAAGAGAAAGTCTAAGTACACGATTTATAAGCCTGAAGATGGCTTTAGCATGTTCAAGATTAAGTCTGAGTCTGGTAATGTACCTGAGCAATTGTCCGGGTATTATACAAGCCGGAAGTCTGCCCTGAAGGATCTGACCTACTGGCTTGATCATGTACCTGAGAGTAAGAATGTTAAGTGGGATAGGATGTTTGGTGAGGAGAAAGCTCCTCCACTAAAGACAAAGGAAAAGAAGATTGCCCCAACAGTATAGCACCAAACCAGTAAACAACTTCATCAAGGGGCTTATCACCGAAGCCTCTGTGATGACGTTTCCTGATGGTGCTTCTTCTGATGAACTGAACTGTGACCTCCTTAGAAATGGTGCAAGGCAGAGAAGAAGAGGCATTGAGTTTGAATCTGGTTACCAGACAAGTACTTTTAATGCCCCTGTTGGTTCCTTTATCCATACCCAGACATGGCAGAATGTCTCTGGTCTTGGTGGTGCTGAGTACCTTGTTGTTCAGGTA